TAATGCTCTCAATTTTCTCATGCTGTCATCTTGATTGTATGAATACTGCATTTGAACCTTCGCATTATAATCACTAATCTCCTCAAGAAGAACAGCACGATTACCCGAATAAATACGAATATTTTTAACTACTGACTGACCACCAATAAAAGGATCAAGATGAAGACGAGTTGGAACACCACCGCTTGGGGCTGCTACTTTAATGTCAAACTGTAAATAACTATTTTTACCGTCGAGGAACTTTACAGTTGATGGGATTTCAAAATCTACTCTACGACCACTTTGCCCCGCCGTCCCAGCATAGGACAATCCATTAGTGGATGGAACAGAAACTTGGGTTTGTGAAACTTTAATCTTATCATCATTTCTCCAGTAAGAACTCATTTTATAATATAGTATATAAAATAAATCTTTATAAATAAATTAAAAAAAAAAATAAAAGTGATAATTAATTACTTCTTGCCGTTGCTGTTGTTACTTGTTGAGCGCCTCCTAAACTTCTCGCTTGTGATTGAATATCAGTAGTAAGTGCTTCTTTTTTCTTATCAGCCGCTTCCATATCACCTCCAAGTTCTAAAGCAGAACCAACAACACCTAAACCAGCTCCAAGTATTTCAGCACCAATACTCCATGGTGTAATACCACCAGTTAACACTCCACCAACTTCTAATGTACTACCAGCAATATTCAACATATTACCAATTTGCGACATTTTATTCGAACCAAAAATCTCCATACCTTTTTTACCACTAGCAAGATTACTGATATCTTCACCAATATCTAAAGCACCACCAGCACCAGCAATTGCCGCTTTACCAGCAGTAAGAGCAGCACCTTTTAATGCCGCTCTACCACCCGCCTCCAAAGCAGCACGACCTTCTTTACTACCAGCAACCACCGCTTTTTCACCCGTGGATGCGACCGTGCTTGTTGTTTTTGCTGCTGATCCACCAGCACGACCCGTAGCAATACCCGCTCTATCTAATAAAGCGGGGCCAGCAACTAATAAACCACTACCACCACTCTCACCAATTCGAGCAGCCCTTACTGCTTTTAATGCTTCTTCACTTGAAGAACCGACCTTTTCTACTGCTCCACCAGCACCAATAAGTTCATCACCTTCACTTAATGCTTGTGCTGTTTTTTTACCAAATCCAGCTTTACGACCTAATGCTAATGCTCCCTTTTTTGCCGTTTTACTTGTTGCTGCTTTACTAACTATTTTACCACCAGCAGTACCAATACCTAATATATCCTTTTGATTTTTAGAAGCAGCATCACTATCTAATTCAGCAGTACCCTCATCTAACTGTGCTGCTAAACTATTATTGAAATCTTGAGTTGCTTGGTTTATTGCTCTTGTTTCACTCGTTTGACTATTGACTTGACTTACAGAACCACCGCCAGAATACAAATCCATTTTATATTATAATATATTATTTATTTTTTTATTTAATTAAAATAATTTTTTATCACCTTCAGCTATTTTAGTTTCAAATCGAATGTATGCTGTTGCTGGATTAGTTTGCATATCTAAATATAAAAATGAAAAGGGTTGATCTTCAATTGCTTTCTTGTATAAATCCATAAATATACCGGGGAACATATCACCATATTCTTCAGCAAGTTTCTCTAATTCTTTTGTGTTTTGTTGTTTCATGATAATTACATCAGTAGCATTATTACGGATGAGACCACTAACAGCCCTAAATGATTGTGTTGTAAATGCGAGCAATCCAATACCATAATGACGGAAACGAGTTGCTAGAAAACTAACAGCATTTGACTTCTTAAAATCTTTTGTTAATATATCATCTAGTACTAAAGCTATCGATGGTCTTTCAAAATCTTCATATTTCTTTTGACTTTCAATTATATCAGTTACCATTTCATCAGTATAGTGGTCTTCACATTCAAAATATTTATTCATTAATTTACCTTTAGGATCAGCATTTAATGTATTCGATATAATTTTAACAATATCAAACTTATCTTTATACATGTCGGGATTACATAATAGATTAACAAGTAAATTAGATTTACCTTGTTTTACACTTCCTACAATTAAAAGTAGTGATGGCGGTTGAGGTAAGTGAGGATGTATATCACTAAACTTATCATCGGGATCGGGGTCTTTTACTTTGAATACCTTGGGCGGTGCTTTCTCCATTTATATATACTATATATAAATAAATCATAAAAAAAATACATTAAAAACTTACCATATCCATCCTTTAGAAATTGGTATTTGTTCTTTCTCTTTTAATTTTAACAACTCTTTAATTTCCATTAAATCGCTTTTGATACACATTACATCAACTTTTATTGTATTAAGAGTTTTGTTTATAGAATGAATGTCTTTCTTGACTTCTTCTATCGGTTTTGCTACAAAAGGATTGTCGCTCATGTATATATTTAATCAATATTTTAATCGTGAAATAAAAATAAAAATAATAATAAATATGAGTGAGAGTGAGGGACAACTCCAAGATTACAGTGTAGATCAAGCTGCTGGTGCTGTTGTATTAGTACTTGGGGCTATTGCTGGATTGCTACAAGTGATATGGATGTCTAAATGTCATTGCAAAGTAAATCTATGTTATATATTTCGATGTGAAAGAAGACCACCAACAGAAGAGGAAATGAAAACTCTTAAGAATAAAGTAAAAGAAGTTAAAGGTGTTAAAGATAAAGATAAAGATAAAATAAAACCTACTACATCTAAACCTAATGAACCCGAACCCGAGCCCGAACCCGAAATAGATAATTTAGTATAAGTGGTAATAATCTAAAGTGTCTGGGGTAAAATAATGAAAAGTCATAAAAAGTGTCTGGGGTAAATGTTTGAAAATAAACGTCTCAAGAGATTTGGCTGACACCTTTTTTTTTGGGATCTTACCCCAGACACTTTTTCATCATTTGTTAATATTTACCCCAGACACTTTTGATTAATACTACTTTTCAATAATTTATAGTGAATAATAATAAGTAATAGAGATTCAATAAAAAATAATAATTTATAATATTTAATAGAAAAATAAAATATATATTATAACTAAAAGATATGAGTTTTATACCAGAAGTTAAAATGGATTTTATCCCTAGTGATGATGAGGACGCCGAAGCCCAAGATAATATTACTGCTGAAATCGATGATTTTGATGAAGAGAAAGATATAAGCCAAGAAGAGATCCAAGAACAAAAGGAAGAAGTTGTAGAGGAATCTATACCTACTGCAAAATCTAAAAGGGATGGTATGGATGTTAATGAGATATTTAATATGCCTAATGATACAAATATTTCAAAAGAAGTTAAATTAACAAAGAAAGGGAAACCAAGAAAAGCAAGACCACCCATGACTGAGGCTCATAAAGAGAAACTAAAAGCAGCAAGGGTAAAAGCGATGGCTGTAAGGAAAGCAAAAGCACAAGAAAGGAAAGATGTAAAATCATTAGAAAAAGAAGAGAAAGAATTACTCAAGAAACAAAAGGTTAAAAGAGTTAAACAATTAAAAGAAGAAGTTGAAGAAGATGTTGTACCATCGAAACAACCTATTCAAGAACAAATCTTTTCTAAAAAAGATCTAGAAGAAGCACAACTTAATGCTATTATTAATTATGAGAAGCTCCGTAAATCNAGAAAAGAACAAAAGAAAATNGATGAAGAAAAGAATAAAGAACAAGAGGCAATTAGAAATCAAATAAGGAGAGCAGTTGCTCCAGCACAGCCGGAATATATAAACCCGTATGCTAATTGTTATTAATATATAAAGATTATTTGCTATCATTATTCATAGAAATAATGAAAGCGAGTGTATCTAAAGCAACAAGAGCTTTTAAAAATATCATAGACATGTTAAACGACATAATCTATAATTTGAGAAGCGAAAACCAAGAATTAAAAAAAGAGAATATTAGAATGAAAGAAAAGTTAAATAAGTTAAATGAAATACTAAGTTAGTTTAAACATTTTTTTATATTTCTTTATATTAGTATTACGATTTGTAGATGCCCCCCATAGTATATAATAACTTAAATGACCAGCCGACATATAATCACCCTTGGATAAATCTTTTTTGTGTCTCGCCAAGTATTTACTTCGCTGTTCTTTGTCTTTTGATAGGGTATAATCTTGATAACGGCTATCGCCGAATTGTGTTGTTTTTATCTTCTTACCTTTCTCGTCATAAAAAATTGCCTTAAGTTTCTTATTCTTTGCAGTTCCCTTTTCTATTACCATTTTCATATTGATTTAATATATGAAGATAAAAAAAACTAAATTACAAAATTACTTTAAACTGTGAAAACCACTCTCATCAACATTTACTTCATATTGATCTTCACTTATAGCCGAACCTTCACTATCACTTAAACTATCTTTTCTAGTTCTTAAAGGTGGTTTATATTCTTCATCAATCTTAACGTGTTCCGCAAACTCATTGATTAAATCGGGTCGTCCGTACATAGCAAGAATACTTACAATCTCTTCGACGGCTATTTTATCCATTTATACTTTAACATATATTTTTATTTTGAAGATTTTACATACTTTAATAAAATCTCCTCAACACTTAATTTCTCCGCAACATCTTTTTCAACGGCAGCAATAAGGGTATCACACGTCCAATCATCAAGTAGCAACCATCCACAATAAAGATCTTCTCTATACCAGTCATCATCTCCATCAATCTCCCACGGCTGGGAGCAAAGTTTATCCTTGTCCTCAAAACTCCAATCGCTTAAATAGACATTCATTTTATATTATAATATATATATATTTTTAATTTAAATTATTTTTTTTGTTTTTTTGCTTGATCCATTATATCTTGAATAATCCCCGTTGGTGTTGTTCGTAGTTTTTGTATTTTATAAACTACCGCTGATGTTCTATCAACATTTGCATATCGTCCATCACTATCATGGATAGATGTTGTAATATCAGCAATAACAGTTGGTTTAGTTATTGTAAACTCTAGATCACTTGGATTACCAAGGAAAGTAATCACTCGCACCACTATATTTATCAACAATAGATATAATAGGTAGATTAGCACCCGTGGGATTACCACCGATAGCAGTAGCACCTTCTAATATATCACTTCTTATTGTATAGTATGGTCTTAAAACACTCTTCTGTAAACTAGTCGCAGTAATGGTTGTGCTTTGTGTTTTTATAGCAACCTCATCGAATATTTCTTCGGGTTGTGCTTTAGGAGCTGTAAAATCTGAACCAGTATCATCCCCGTTATATCTCCAACTATAAATATTCGCAGCCGTTTTAAAAACATTATAATCTATGATACAACTTGGATAAGGTAAAGATGTATAATATTGACTTACACCAAATTGATTAGAAATATATGCTTTAGTATCAGTTGTTACTATTTCGGCATTTGTAGTAGGTCTATATAATGCTCCACTATTTTCATTATCAACTCTTCTTGTTAACATATTTTTAGGGGTGGGTAAAGCATTTACGGCATTATAATCAAAACCTAAAATATCCCATAGATTATCTACCCAAGTATCTTCATTAAATCCCCAGTTATCAATATACACACCACCATGACTATCGAATGCAGTATAAGGTCTAATATTATTATTAAACTTATTATATATCTGTACATTTGTACCCGTATTTGCTATCCCAGCGAACGCCGAAAAGGGAGTGGCGGGATAGCACATAGTTCTATTAACACTATTATATGTTGTATAAGGTTTGAAAGTTGGAGAATATCCAAATTGAGGTGGTCTTGGATTTATCTTATAAACTGTATCACCCGCATCTAAATTAGCTTTAGGAGGGTCGAGTTTTAATGTATCACCACCCACATCGGGTATCATAGTAGCACTTGTTAAGGAGTCGGCATCGCTCCCCGCCTTTAATCTATTACCTATATTATTTGATGTATGAAATCTTTGTATTTCAAAACGATTATTAATATCATTATAAAATATTTCGGGATTGTTAGCACCGATATAAGTTTGCGTCATGTAAGGCATAAGATCAGTTGTTACAGTTGATTGATTAATATTTTTAATATGATTAATTGTATCACTATAAGTTAATGCCTCCCCATCAACTGTATCAGCATTCGTTTTACTATTCTTTGATAATGTACCTATATCAACATTACTATAACCCGAATAAGGTGTAATAATTGCCGTAGAATATGCCGTTGCGTGAAAATCATATCCAAATCTTCTACCTTGTTTAATTCTACGAAAGGCGATACCATCATCTTCATTAAATAATGCGTTTGCTGTCCCCGCAACATTATTATTGTTAATAGCAATTAAATAAAAATCTTCTATCTCATTACCATCTACATCATAGTTTGTATATTTAACGGGTTCAGCAAAACCATAACTTAAACCATCTCCAGCAATCGAACGCCATACTCTCGGTGGGATAAATGTATCTCTAAAATTATCATCATAATATTGAAACCACACACTAGTTATACTTGGTGCTGAGCGACCATCAAGTTCATCATAATCATCATCACCAAAAGTTCTATTAACATGAGGGGCGTGTGGTTTAGTAGTATATGGATTAAAATGAAAAAATCTACTATTATCTATGGTGGGTGCGGCATTTGTCCCAAGTTTAGCTGGAGCGTAATAAACAGTATCTTGCAGATTATCCCATAATTCGGGATATAATGCTTGAGTATCAAAAAACTCTCTAATGAGTTTACAATTTGCTTCTGTGTATTCTATATTAGTTGTAAACTTATGACTTGTATTTACCACGGTAGTATCTACATATTCACCTACAAGTTGGAAACCCTCCCAAGGGTTTAATCTATCCATAACAACATTACCACCCGCATCTCTTAAAATGGCTGTTTCTAAAGCACCCATCTCTCTACCCTTTTCAAATATCTCGGGTCTTTTTACTCCTATGTAACCAAATGTAGCAATATAATCTATTGCTGCTTGTGATGGATCAGTTGTGGGTAAAACAGTATTAGTATACGCCGTCAAGTTTGCTGAATTAAAGTTCCAAAGATTTTGAGCGTTAATAGGTTTATAAGTTGTAGTTTCAATTGTTTTAGTAATAGGTCTTGTAAACCCGTTACCATCCATTATTTCAAAAATGTCTTCATTACGGGTTTCAGTTAATTGTTTTGTAATTTGTGTTGCTATTGCTGATGGAGTATTAAATCCTTTTTTTACTTCTATATCTTTTCTTTCTCTTATTCGTAGATAATTAGCTTCGGCAATAATACCATTTATAAATTGTTTAGGGAATTGTTCTGCCGCATTTTCTACATTTGTAACATAAGATATTTTATCTTTGATAAATAATGTATATCTTGTATTATCTACCTTTTGTTTATATTCAGTTCTTATCGGCCCTTCACTTAAAGTCCAATCAGCTAAACATGGTGTTTCGAGGTTTTGTGTAAAGTGTGTTAAACCCTCATTCACACTATCGGGGTTAGAGTAATGTGTATAACCGACGGGGGTTGAACCCCTTGTATCATTAGTTTGTGCAAACCTTCTAGGTTGTTGAATATAATTTGGATATTCATTCGATGTAATATAATAACCAAATATTAATGGTGCTAAATTATCTTTCAATTCTAATGTTTCGTTAGTTTTTAATGTTGTTTTAATAGACCTATAATATCCTAACCTATATTCGGGAGTATATGCTTTTGATTTTTTATAATACTTATTATCATAAGAAATATCTGTATGTGGTGGTACAATATTAGTGCCTTTACTCACTCCCTTAAACTCAATTGTCTGCGGATTACCAGCACCAATTTCATTAATAAAAGATCTTTCTATAGATACTTTATCACCAACATTTAATTTTACAGTTTCATTTAAAGGATTAGTAAAAACTGCGGGGTTACTATCATTACCCGTTCTCGCTTCTACTGATGCGAGGCGATTACAGTTTATTAATTTGGTATCAACATATTCACCCATATTTATATTATGAGTATATAAAAAAAAGAGATTAAAAAAACATATTAATTATTGAATTACACCTTTATCAAAAAGCATCTTATATTTATCTTCATGTTTCTCCTTAAACTTATCAACCATATCTTTCTTCTTATAATAATTATATAGTGATTTTGTCTTTAGTAGTTCTTTATTATTCGAATAGTTTTCTTTCTTCTTTTCTTTGTATCCATTTGAATAATGATCTTTGGCTCTTTGTCTATTCTTCATCTTAAACTCTTCTTTATGTTTTGTTGTATTATGATAATAATTAGTTTCTCTAATTCTCTTATTTTTGTAGTTGGTTAAAACACGAGCAATTTGTTCTGGCGTTAAATCCATTGTTTCTATATATAATAGATAGATTTTAATTTTAAGTATTTAACTTATTTCTTTTGTCTAATATGAAAGCATACAACAGTTTTCGCAGTAAGAGCTGTGCATAATGTCTCATTCTCATAAACAATATCTACATCAAAACTATTGATAAGTATTTCATCAGTATTACCTAATGCTAAATATGTCTTCTCGTGTGGTTCGAAATATAAACCGCCAGTTTCATTCCCACTATTATCAAAGCGAGGTAAATGAGCTACGATCTTACTAGTTGTCCCTTGCCTTGCATTAATACTATTTTGAGTGAAATTATTTAACCGAATAAATAATGAAATATTACTAATAAGTTTAGGGACACTACAACTTACATTAGTAGATACTAATTTATTTAAATCCGTTTTTGGTATTGATACGGGCTGACCTTCAAAACCTAATATACGAGTTGAGGCACATTCATTAGTACTATCACCATACTCAACACTTTTAGCAGTAATTATTATACTTTCATAATCATTCATACCTTTCGCATCTATTCCTTTTGGTGCTAGGAGTGTTGTACTACTCGCATCATTCCAAGGTCTTTTTTCTAATTCTAAACAAAATGTAGTTTCATTATTATCTTGCGACCAACCCCACCAATCATATTCATCATACCGAGTATCAGTATATTTAGGGTATGAAGCATAATGC